AAAATGAGGATAACCCACCAGCCGTGCGATTATCAGCGATCAACTCATGGTTAGATCGTGCGATGGGCAAACCACGGCAAGAAGTTGAGCAAGTCGGCGAAAATAAGCCGCTGGAAATCATGATTAGGCATTTTACAGATGGGGATAGCCAAGCATGACTAAAATCATCCTGCCAAACAACTGGACACCACGACCTTACCAGCGTGAAGCATGGGATGCACTTACCCGTCGCGTTGACCCAATCAAGCGGGCTTTGTTGGTGTGGCATCGTCGGGCTGGTAAAGATGACGTTTGCTTACACCTTGCGGCTTGCAAAGCGATGCAGCGCACGGGAAACTACTGGCATATGCTACCGGAATACGGGCAAGCGCGTAAATCGGTCTGGGAAGCAGTCAACCCTCATAGCGGCAAGAGGCGCATAGATGAGGCATTGCCCAACGTCATCAGAGATTCGGCACGCAATAACGATATGTTTATGCGGTTGCGCGGTGGTAGTACTTGGCAACTGGTTGGCAGTGACAGTTATAACTCACTGGTTGGCTCTCCACCGATCGGCGTTACAGCATCAGAGTGGGCATTAGCAGACCCATCGGCATGGGCGTATATGCGCCCAATCCTCCAAGAAAACGGCGGATGGTCGGCATTTATCACCACACCACGGGGCAATAACCACGTTAAGCGGATGTACGACGGCGCGATTAACGACCCTTCATGGTTTGTCCAGCGGCTAACGTGGCGTGACACAGGGGTATTGACGCAAGCGCAAGCTGACCAAGAGCTTAGAGAGTACCAGCGCGAGTACGGAGAAGAAGACGGAGCGGCGTTGTTTGCTCAAGAATGGGAATGCTCTTTTGATGTTGCACTTGCTGGTAGCTACTACGGGCGCATCATCACCGATATGCAAGACAGTGGTCAGATATGCGGTGTACCATATGACCCTGCAACGCCAGTTCATACTGCATGGGACTTGGGAATCAGTGATAGCACAGTCATTTACTACTGGCAGATAGTCGGTAAAGAGCTGCACATAATCGACAGAACCGAGGGCAGTGGCCAACCATTGTCGTGGTATATTGCAGCAGTCAAAGCAAAGCCATACATCTACGGCGAGCATTTCCTGCCACATGATGCCCGTGCAAGGGAGTTACAGACTGGCAAGAGCCGCGTTGAAGCCCTCGAAGCACACGGCATTTATCCACAGGTTATCCCCGCATCAAGCGTAGCTGATGGCATACATGCCGTAAGACAAATGCTACCGCGTTGCTGGATTGATCAAGCCAAGTGTCACAAAGGCGTGGATGCCTTGCAACAGTACCGCCGTGAGTGGGATACTAAGGGCAAGCAATACAAGGACAAGCCATTGCACGACTGGTCAAGCCACGATGCTGATGCAGTGCGCATGATGGCGATGGCGGTAGATATGATTGCACCAGCAACCACACGCAAACCAGATAGAGACTACGGAGTATCAGCAGGATGGATGAGATAGACAACGACAAAGACAAAGACGATGACGACGACGTACACGCGCAAGCCCTGCTAGACTTTGAGCGTTGCCAGCACACCGAGGCTGATTATCGGGCAGAAGCGCGGCAACTTATCCGCTTTGTCAATCTGTCAGAGCAATGGCCCGATGATGTTCGTCGACAGCGGGAGCGTGAGGGCAGACCATGCTTGACAGTCAACAAGACCAAAAAGATGGTGAGGCAAGTTACGAATGCAGCACGGCAAAACAAGCCAAGCATAAAGGTCAAACCCGTTGACTATCGGGCAGACAACCAAACTGCTGACATAATTGGTGGTTTAATACGCAACATCGAATATATCAGCAATGCTGATGCGGCTTATGACACAGCGATTGAGCAAGCGGCTACTGGGGGCGTGGGCTACATTCGCGTTGGTTTAGAATACGCTTACGATGATGTTTTTGATTTGGACATCAAGATTAAGCGCGTTCCTGACCAGTTTGCGGTCTATGGCGACCCTGACAGCCTGTGTGAGGATTCTAGTGATTGGAACGTTGCCTTTGTCACAGAATGGGTAAGCCACGAAGAATTTGAACGCAAGTACGGCGAAGACAAAGACGCGATAGATTGGAAATCAGGAAACTATAGCCAATTGCCAGCGGGTTGGGCAGACGATAACCGCATTTTGGTTGCTGAATACTGGACACGCGAACCCTATAAGCGCGAAATCATGCAGCTATCTAATGGCGATGTGATCGGGGCGGACGTTTACAACCAATATGCGCAACAGTTTTTGCTTAGTGGATTGAAGCCAGTGGCAAGCCGGACAGTAGATAGCCACAAGGTAATACAGCGCATCTTGTCAGGGGCGGAGGTTTTATCCGAGGTGGAGTTTCCGAGCTGCTATATCCCCATCATCCCTGTCTACGGCAATGACTTTGTTGTGGATGGCAAGCGCTACCTAAGGGGATTGGCTTACGACAGTATGGACAGCCAACGGATGTACAATTATTGGCGCACTGTCAGTACCGAGATGATTGCGCTTGCACCAAAAGCACCGTGGCTAGCCCGTGCGGGTAGCCTGATTGACCAAGACAAGTGGGAACGTAGCGGCACGGAAAACTATTCCGTGTTGGAATACCGTGGTGATTTGCCACCACAGCGTCAACCGTTTGACCCTAGCCCGATGGGTGCGGTTGCCGAAGCAATGTCAGCAGATCAAGACATATCCGAGTCAGCAGGCATGACGGGTGAGCGTCCAGACGTTACAGACCCAGCACAAAGTGGGGCGGCAATTTGGGCTAAGAAAGCCAATACAGACACAAATACATTCCACTTTGTCGATAACTTAGTCAGGGCAATTCGTCACACAGGGCGCGTAATCATTGGTTTAATCCCCCACGTCTACAACCAGCAGCGAGTTATGCGCGTGTTAGGTGAGGACGGTGAGACGCAACAAGTCGAGGTAAACAACGGCATGTATGACTTGTCTGTTGGGAAATACGACGTGGTTGCAACAGCAGGCGCAAGCTATGCCAGCCGACGAGAAGAAGCCGCGTATCAAATGTCAGAACTGTTGCGCACTTATCCAGATGCAGCGCCCATTGTTGCCCCATTACTGGCGAAAAACCTTGACTGGCCTGAAGCCGATAAAGTGCGCAAACAGTTTGAGGCAATGGAAGCTGCGAAACAACAGCCACCACCACCACCAGAACCAACGCCAGCGGAACAGATTTTTGCGCAGATTGAGCAAGCAAAAGTGCAGCAAAAGCAGGCGTATGACACGCGCAAGTTAGACATTGACGCATACAAGGCAGAGACAGACCGCGCATCGATCACAATGGCAGGAATGACACCAGAGCAAGTGCAGGCAATTGTAATGCAAACCATTAACGATTTGATTAACAGCAACAACCTATAAGGATTGCAACCATGACAGACGAATACGAAGACACTGGTTTATACGACACCGATGATGTTGATGATGAATCCGAAGTTGAGGCAACCGAATCTGAAGAACCAGATGCGGAAGAAATAGCCCTTGAAGACGTGGAATACGACGGCAAGCAATACAAAATCCCGCCGGAACTAAAGGGAGCGTTGTTGCGTCAACAGGATTACACGCAAAAGACCCAACATCTGGCAGAGATGCGCAAGCAAGCCGAAAGCCAACTTGAAGCCATCAAAGCAGCAAGCGAGGCAGATGAATCAGCATCTGAAATCAAGGCGGATTTGCGCACTGTTGACAAGTCGATTGCACAATATCAAAATGTCGACTGGGGGCGTTTCGCAGCGGAAAACCCAGCACAAGCGCAAGCCGCTATGCTGCAATATCAGCAACTGCAAATGCACCGCCAGCAATTAGCCGATGGTCTCAATACCCATGAGCAAACCAAACGGCAAGCAAGCGAGCAAGCGCGATATTCGGCACTCGCACAAGCAAAAGCAGAACTACTGCAAGCCATGCCAGACTTTAGCCCAGACATTGCGCGGGATATTGTCGCAAGCACAGTAAGCCATTACGGATATTCGGCAGACGAGGTAAATGCAATCACTGACCCGCGCCAAGTACGCATCTTGAGAGACGCTATGTCATGGCGCAAATCCCAAGAAGCAGCAACCAAAGCAGCTAAAGCAGTGACAGCACCGACTCAAACCCCAACGGTTAAGCCGTCCAGCAAGAAAACAGTCAATCCTGACAAAATGTCAACGGCTGAATGGATGGCTTACGAACGCAAACGCATGAGCAAACGAGGATAATTTATGGCAAATAACTTGCTAACCCCAACAGCCGTCACACGCAAAGCGCTGATGATTCTGCATCAGAAGTTGACGTTCATAGACGCGATTGATCGCCAGTATGACAGCAGCTTTGCAAAGTCCGGCGCAAAGATTGGCGACTCGCTTAAAATCCGACTGCCAAACGAATATGTGGTTCGTTCCGGCGCTACGTTGTCTACGCAAGACACGGCAGAGACAAGCACTACTCTGCAAGTAGCAACTCAAAAAGGCGTTGACCTGAACTTTACCGCAACTGATTTGACGTTGAGCATGGACGACTTTGCGAGTCGCATCCTCGAACCAGCAATGGCAGTGTTGGCAGCTAACATCGAAGCTGATGCTTTAACCATGCGCAAGGATGTGTATAACATCGTTGACAATGACGCAGCAGCAATCATGTTTAAAAACATCATGCAGGCGCGCGGCACGCTTAACGACAACCTTGCACCACCTGACAATAACCGCTCTATCATCCTGTCAACAGGGCATGAAGTGACGTTAGTTGACGCGCTTAAGGGCTTGTTCAATGACCAATCAAACCTAAGCAAGCAGTATCGTGAAGGCATGATGGGGCGTACCGCAGGCTTTGACTTTATGTCAAGCACGCAGATGACTGACCACCAAACGGGGACGGCTGCAAAGAACACAGGCTACTTGGTTAATGGTGCATCTCAGACCGGAGCAGCACTGACCGTTAATACTGGTTCATCCACGTTCCTAAAAGGTGATGTTATCACGCTGGCAGGTGTCTATCGTGTACATCCAGAGACCAAGGTCAGTACAGGTATGTTGCAACAGTTTGTGGTCACTGCTGACAGCGGCGCATCCACAACCAGTCTGTCAATCAGCCCTTCAATCATCACCTCTGGTGCACGTCAAAACGTTAGCGGTAGTCCGGCTTCTGGCGCGGCAATCGTTAAGGTTGGGGCAGGCTCAAGCGAGTTGTTGAGCGGGTCAATGGCATTTCATAAAAATGCTTTTACATTCGCTACCGCCGATTTGGTAATGCCTACGGGCGTTGATTTCAGCGCCCGTGAAGTATATGACGGCATCAGTATGCGGATTGTTCGGCAGTATGACATTAACAACGACAAGTTCCCCACGCGTCTCGACGTTCTGTACGGATTCAAAACCATTCGCCCACAATTGGCTTGTCGCATCCACGCAGACGGTTGACAGTAGCGGCTCTATGATGTGATAATACGCACATAGACAAGCCCCAATCTCTATCCCGTGTTGTTGAGTCCCCTCGTTCCAGAGGGGATTTTTTTTGTGTGAAATAATGCTATGATAGCTTAACCAAAGCAGGATTAACCAAATGGCAATCAACAGCTACGCATCACTCAAAACGCAAATAGCGGCATATCTTGACCGCAATGACCTAACGGTACAAATCCCTAACTTTATTGCTCTCGCTGAATCCGATCTGCAAGCCGATATTGCTGACTTGGCATGGCTGCAAGAGCGGGCATCGGCAACCACAGCAGCAAACGTTGCAACTGTCAACACAACGGGCATCTACTCGCTGGTTGATGCTTATCTAGATGGTGAGCATATCAGCATGGTGCAGCCGTCAAGCATACCCACAGTGGTTACAGGACGTGGAAAGCCGTCACTGGTTTGTGTTGATGGCGTTAACGCTTTGCGGTTTTACCCGACACCAGACGCAGCGTATGCAGTTGACGTGATCTATATCCCTGTTATCAGCCCGTCGTTAGCGGGTGGTGCTCCCGATGATGCGGCAACAAATTGGATATTGCAGCAACACCCCAGCGTTTACATGTATGGCGCGTTATTGCACGCATCGGCATTTGTCAAAGATGATGGACGCTTGCAACTGTGGCAGGCTGGCTATGATATGGCTATCAATCGGCTAAGATCAGCAAACAGGCAGGGGCACACAACTATGAGATTGGATAACCTACGATCATTATCAAGTCGGCGATCATCAGCGGGGTGGCGATAATGTCTGGCATTTGGGATAATGGGACAAGCGTACCAGCGACATTCGCCCCAACGATCATCAGCGTTGCGTCGATGATGTCTGGTGTTTGGGATAGTGGGACAAGCGCACCCGCAACAGGCGACCCGCTATGGGGCGGTAATCCGTGGGAGGGTGCTACTGGTGCTACTGGTGCTACGGGTGCTACGGGTGCTACTGGTGCTACTGGTGATGATGGAGTAATCCAGCAAATCATCGCAGGAACGAACATAACAGTAGACAACTCAGACCCGCATAGACCCGTTATTGCTTCAACAAGCGGCGGGTCTTCATGGAATTTGGAACAATGGTAATTAAATCATGACAGCAGTAAGTTTTAACAAAGTAACATCCCTTCCTGTAACGCTAGCAAATAGCTCAATCTATTATTTGGCTACTTCGGCTGGGGTAGTTGAGCAGTTCGTGACATCAACTACGGGTGATACTCGGCAAGTAGCACCAGTAGGGTCAGTAGCACCACCACTGACAACGGCAACAACCAGCACGGCAGGAACGTCAGACGCTCGCGCAAGGGCTGACCACTCACACGGTTTGGCTGCTATCCCAGCTACAACTACAGCAACCACGCAGTCGGCTGGTGATAGCAGTACGCTGGTGGCAACCACGGCATTTGTCACGGCAGCAGACAACCTAAAAGCCAACATTGCTAGCCCAACGTTCACAGGCGCGCCTGCAGCCCCCACAGCCGCTGCAGGCACAAATACAACACAGCTTGCTACTACC